GATGATGGTTCAACAATAAGAGGGGCATCTCTTAGTTCTATAGATATAAATGACGTTCAGACTGCATCCGAAGTAGCAAGTGGTCTTTCAGATGATTTAAAATACCCATCTAATAGTCCAACATATTTGGAATCAGATTACGTAAGATTCTCTGCAATTAAATATAAACCAGCAGAAGTCAGTTCAAATAGCTTTGCAATATCATACAACCCTGGCGAAGTCATAGGTGCTTCAGTATATTTACCAATACAAGGTGGAATATCAGATTCAAATGGTGTTGGTTGGAATGAAGAAGTAATAAATCCACTACAAATTGCTGGTGCCCAAATTGCATTGGAAACCCTGGATGGTGGTGGCGGTGGTCTTGCGAAAGCAGTTTCAAGAGTAGTAGGTAATGTAGCAGGTAACGCGCCTGAGGTAATATCAGCGATTAAAGCATCCGTCACTGAGTCTGCTATTGGTGCAAATATATTACCCAGAACATCAAGAGCAATATTTAACCCAAATACAGAACTTTTATTTAATGGTCCTCAATTAAGAGCATTTACATTTTCATTTAAACTTATGCCTAGAAGTGATAATGAAGCTAAGGAAATTAAAAAAATCATCAGATTTTTTAAAGTTAATATGGCAGCAAGAACAACAGAATCAGCATTGTTTTTAAAAGCGCCAAATGTATTTCGCATAGAATATATACATAAAGATGAGGGAGCGAATTCTCATCCTGGCATAAATCTAATCAAAGATTGTGCTCTTCAGAACTTTTCTGTTGACTATACACCAGATGGCACATATATGACCGTTGGTGATGATGATATAGGTGCAATGTTCTCATACAATCTCACAATGAGTTTTATGGAACTTACTCCAGTATATTCCAAAGATTATGATGATGAAAACGCAGGCGATCACCCAATCGGTTATTAAAAAATGGCAAATTATTTCAGTCACGTACCATTTCTTGAGTATATATCTAGAGATAATGAAAGGTCAACTTTAAGTGACTATACTGTTGTCAAAAATTTATTCAAAAGAGCAAAAATACGAGATGACGTATTTTCAAATTTAAGTTATTTTAACAAATATCAAATCAAAGGTGAAGAAAGACCTGATGAAGTAGCAGATAAAATATACAAAGATCCAAGTTTGGACTGGGTAGTTTTATTATCAAATAATATTCAAAATGTTTATGACGAGTGGCCAAAAACTCAACAGGCACTTGATAAATTCCTTTTAGATAAGTATGGATCTTATGAAGAATTATATGGTGGAATACATCACTATGAGACAGTAAAAACAACTACATTGGATGGTTACACTATTGTAGAGTCTGGTGTAGAAGTAAATGAAGGATTTTTCAAAGCACCAGAATATGAAATTGAATTAGATCCAAATATTGTTTTGCCCTCAGAAATTCCTGGAGATTTTGCAGAAGCAACTGCAGAGTATAATTCAAATAGTGGACAAGTAACAAAGTTGACATTAGTAAATGCTGGATCTGGGTATACTGGATTTGCTGAAGTAACAATAGAAGATCCGCCATCTCCAATAACTGGTATTGCATCTTGTCAACTAAATGTATTTCCAGATGAACGAGAAGTTGGTCAAATAACAATTACCGATACTGGCAGTGGATATAACTTTCAACCAATAGCAACATTTAGTGATCCACCACCAACAATTACTGCAGTATTAGAACCTGTTATTGGTGTTGGAGGATCTATTTTAAGTGTTGGAATTACATCTGCTGGAGATGGATACACATTTACACCAATAGTTACATTTCCACCACCACCAAATATCATTGAGAGTGCAGCTTTTATATCTGCTAGTTCATTCACAGTAGAGAGTGGATTTGAGGGTATGTTCTTAAATGCTACTGGAAAAAGACTGTTCACTGCACATGGAGCAAATACATATACTTCTGGAATTATTGAACAATATGAGCTGTCATCTGCACATGATATGTCAACAGGTTCTCTTCTTAGAACGAGAACATTAAATTTTGATGGACTAGTCTTTGAATACTGCACTGGAATCGAATTTAAACCAGATGGAACCAGAATGTATGTAAGTGGTCTTACAAACGCTGGTAATAAATTAGCACAATATGACCTTTCAACAGCATGGGATATTAGTACAGCATCATTAGATGTTAGTATATCGATGCCAGCGATGTCTGGAGTAAGAATACAAGATACTGGAGAACATATTTTTATTCTTGATATTCAAGATCCCGATAAGATCAAAAAATATCAACTAACTTCAAACTGGGATATTGGATCTATGTTCCCACTCCCAGTTCAAACAGCAAATATCTCAACTATCTGTATACCTAACGAATCTTCTATTCGTGGATTCTCCTTCAAAGATGACGGAACAAAGCTATATGTTTCTGGTACAGACAATAACTCAACATTTGTTATAACATTGACAACAGCATGGGATATTAGTGGATTATCATTACTAGGAGTACTAAACGTACAAAATGCTAGTGGAGACTCTACCCCATTAGATGTATATACAAATGCAACAGAAACTCTATTTTTTATTGGTGGTTCTATCAATAGAAAAGTTTACACTTATGATACTGATGTAACTGCAACAGCAACTGCTACTGTAGGTGTAGGAACTAGAGCGGAAACTATTTTCAGCATAAATGTGACAAAACCTGGAGCTGGATATACCTCAACACCAGCACCAGTGATACAAATACAACCACCAATCCCCCATAGAACGGCAACAGGTTATACTCTAGTCACAAATGGATCAGTCGTTGGTATTGTAATGCAAGATCGTGGTTATAACTATAGAACTGCACCAACTATACAAATAGAAGATCCACTCTCTGCCATCACAGCAAGAGCAAATATAAAAGCAGAGAATGGACTTATAAAGGAAATAAAAATTATCGACAACGGAAGAGGATATAACTCCATTCCCCAGGTATTCTTTAGTAAACCAGGACCACTATACCTCCCATCAAAAAATGAAGTATTTGAGAGAAATGGTCAGGAATGGAAATTTGACGGATTTAACTGGAGAAGAAGAATTACTTTCGGAACAGTTTATTATGATGACATAAAAGATGACTTACTAGAAATTCCTGGTGCAGTAGCAGCAACAGCAATTACAAATTATCAGTATGAAGACAGAGTAGAAGCAAATAAAAGAAGTATTTATTTACTTAAACCAGAATTCTTAAGTATTCTTTTTAATGATCTTGACGATATCATGCCATACAAAAAAGGTTCTGGACAATTTGTGTCTCAGAACCTTAAGAGGGGTGATAACCCTAGATTATATGAGTAAGTATATTAACTCTCAGCAAGTTTTTGGAAGTAACTCAAAGCATCATCCTCCTCTTCAGTAGAGTTAGAAGAATCCTTCGCCATAATATCAGGAGAATTAAATCCGCCGCTTGAAGGAAGATCGTTAAGTTCTTTCTTCAATTCCGCAGGTAGTTGAGTCTCTTCTTGGCGTCCACCAAAACTAGGCGTGAAGTTACCACGCATATCATCTTCACCCTGAAGTTCCTCATCTTGCCTACGAGAAGATCCTTTACGTCCAAGAACATAATCCAGACGTGTCTGAAGTGCTTCATAAGACTTAAACTGATCTTGAGCAGTCATGGCAGTAAGAGAATACTCCTTCTTCCAAAGTGCTTCAAGAGCGTCATCATCATCTAGTAGAACACTAGTAGAATCAAATTCAGACTTATCATAATTCCAATAACCATCAACCTTACGAATCTTCAGTTTGAAGTTCGCACCTTGCCAAAAATCAAATGGATTAATAGGAGTCTCATCTTCAAATTCAGGTTGCATTGCTGCCATAACCTTATCGAAGATTTTTTTACCAAACTTGAACAAGAAAACTTGCCCTTCATTGTGAGGATTAGTAGGATCCTTCACAACGTAAATATTGCTATAATATGACAATTTACGTTTTTGCTTACGTACAATTTCTTTGTTGCTATTATCTCCACTGTTCCAAAGAGTACGATTATATTCGGATACAGGATCTTTCTGACCTAAAGTAGTCAGAGAATTCTCGATATACCAACCACCAGGACCCTGGAATCCATGAGAGTACATCTTCACCCATGGAAGATCTTCACTATCGGGAGCAGGAAGGAATCGAATAACGGCATAACCATTACCCGTCTTATCCATTTCAGGTTTCCAGAGACGATCATCACCGCCACTAGAGTTGCTATTCATCTTCTCAACCTCTTTGACTAGTTTGGAAGTCAAAGATCCAAGAGAAGACTGTTTTTTGAGATTAGCAAAAGACATTCGTATTACCTCGTATTTGTGTTGTATTTGGCCTTTATGTACTCTAGGCACTTGCGGCGAGTACGGACCTATATTAGTGCAAGTGCCTGTAGTTGTCAATCAATATTTCCAGTTTGCTCGACCTGATCTTTCATGTGATCGATCAGTTTTTCCATATTACTAAAAATCACATTCATATCCACATTTTCGGGCATCCCAAGCATGGTAGCAGATTTAACGATATTCTGCTTCATTTTTATTGCTTCTGGATCGTCGGATAGGGACAATCTAGCATAAAGTATTTTTTGCTTGTCGATAAGGGTTTTTAGTAACTCAACATGATCAAGTTTATCCTGTTTACCCATAGTATAAAAACTAAACATCTTGCTGTAAAGTTTTTCTTGAAGTTCATTGATATGGACAATTTCTGCCCTTACAACATCCGAATCAAAAAACGTCATAAAACACAGTCCTTTAAAATTTTGCGAAATTTAAATATATCGATATTTAGGAAAGGATCATACTTCCTCATTGTTTTAGATACTGTCTCCCAAACAGGATCATTTAATTTTTTATCAAAATTATTTTTAAATGCCAAGATACGATCAAGAATAATCAAAGTCTCAATAGATATATGCCCCTGAAGATGCAACTTAAGTATTCGCGGATGTTGACCAGATTTAGATTCAAACAAAGAATCCAAATCAGTATTTACAATCATATTTTCAACTTCCTCTCTGAAAAGATAACTCAAACTTTGAACTCTTTTTTGCCATCCAGTGTATGCAGATTCTCCTTCTTGGATCATCTGCCCAATCCAAACACTTTCTCCAGAATTGACAAAATTAGATACAAAGAAATCCACAACTTCTTTGTCGTTTTTTTGCCTACTCATTTTCTCAAACCAATACCTATCCTTCCTCCTATAAAAAGATTGAAGGGAAGCACGAGTTTTACCACAATATTTGTGATAGTCGTATTTATCTTTTGTGAAGTGATTCTTCATTGCAAGATATGTTTTGTATACGTCAAAGGGAGTCATTTTTACAAAAAGGGTTTTCACGCAATTTTCCCCGCGATAAATTTCTCGACTTTTTCTTAATTAAAAAACCAATTTTGCCATGGAAGTTCTCTTAAGAAAGTTCAACTCCGTTGCATCACATTTAATCTTTTCTTTGAGTGGTTTAGATATAAGTTTGGGCACAGATTCTAAATCAATACTGTTACGTTCACAAAAATGAACGATAGCATCAATGTAATTCATCTCTCTATTGTCTCTAACTAAAACCTCAATTTCTTGAGCAAACTTAGCAGGACAAAAAAACTTTTTCTCTAGTGCCTTTTCAAATTCATCTTCGATTTTACTGGGCATAAGTCTCCAGCTTGTAGTTAACAAACTCTCTAATGTATTCTTGTAGTAACTTGATGTATTTTGTTTTGTCATGTTCTTCATAAACAACGCAGTCTCCGTCTTCACATGCCATAATAATGACAAGTTTTTTTACACTAATACCAGTAAGTTCATAGAGCATACATCCATATGCCATACACTGAACAAAATAATGCTCAACCCATTCTACTGGTTTTGGTTTTTTTGATGTCTTAAAATCAATAATTGCTAACTCACCATCAAATTCAGCAATACAGTCTACGGTGCCAGCGATACCTAGCACCTTACTATATAGAGACCTTTCTAGCGCGTGAATATTAGAAATTTTATCCAACTCTGGTTTGGCAATCTTGAAAAGATATTCTGACAGAGGTTGAACTTTTGGAAGATCACTATTTTTTAAGTAATATTCCGTAAGCGTGTGCATATCTGTTCCACGGCTTGTAGATTGCTTAGTAATCTTATCAGCCTTTGCATTGCCAACTTTTTTTCTCCAGTTAATAAAAATCTCACGATTTTTATGACTAGTGACAGAGGTAATGGAGACCAACTTTAGAAGATCCCCATCATCTGGAACAGAATAAAAACGAACTCCATCAATAGTCTCGCGACTTAGAGTAGGTAAATCAATTTCAACGTGATCAAACATTAAAAACCCAATTCATGTTTTGCAATGAGGTATTCTTTACAGAGACCTGATCTTACAATGTCATCAAGACCGAACTCAATAATATCAAAAGATGGCATAACTCTAAGAATCTTCATAAAATCGACGATCCCATTCCTCTCATTAGTTTTTTGCAAATCAGATTGAGTTGCATCACCACAGAAACAAATTTTTGTGTTTTCGCCCGACCTAGTAATTATACTATCAAGTTCGTGAAAGTTCAAGTTTTGAAATTCATCAACAATAATAATAGCTTTATCAAGGGTTGTTCCCCTAAGAAAAGAAGTAGACCAAAAACTTACGCTGCCCTGAGTTTTTAAGTTACCATACAGCATCTCAAATTCAGCATCAGATGCCATCTGGAACATGTATTTAACCATGTTCTTGTATGGAATTTGATAGATGTCTGCCTTATCTTCATGAGTTCCAGGAAGGAATCCAATTTCTCTAGTAGCAACTAAAGAACGAACGATATAAATCTTCTCGTAAGGTGTATTCTCATCAAGAACATCTCGCAAGGCGTTGTAAAAAGTAATAAACGTCTTACCAGTTCCAGCACAACCATATGCTACAAGATTTTTATCATTACTGTATGATTCATACAGTGTTGCTTGATTATCTGTAAGTGGTTCGATGTCAAGTAAAAAGTCCGTGTTAATTGGTTTCTTCCTTTTCATCTGCTTAGCAGTCATGCCAACACCAATTTGTTGTAGTTCAGTCTTTCTCTTCCTTGCCATAGAATTTAATTACCTAGAGGGATGATTTTTATTTAGAACATGATGCCACAAAAACTTAGCAGCACCTATTGAGATGCCGCCATCATGGCATACGGGATCGATGTAAAAGTTCACATCTGGAAACTCTTTCAAGTATTCATAATTATTCACGCAGTTTAAAAAATAACCGCCTGACAATACAACATTTTTTGTTTTGGTTTTACTTAACAATTGTTTAATCAATCGAATTGTATGATCTCTTGTCTCTTCTTGTGCTTTTTTAGCCAAATCAGAGGCATCTTGACGTTCAATGTTTGGAGGTTCATCATCATACGGTGTGTATTTTGAGTCTCCAGCCAATGTCCTATAGGTATTTAATATTTTTTGATTGTCAGTAATCCAAGTTTCAGTTTCGTTGTCATACTTAAACCAATCATCATCAAACCTATCAGAATTACCATAAGAAGATAGACCCATAACTTTTCCTGGTTCTAAACCAAGAACTCCCTGAAGAGTATTAAAGATCCACCCACAACTTATAGTAGAAGACATTACATCAGTAGCATTTAATTTATAATTAGTATAATCTACTTCAAGTGCATCCCATCCATAATAAACCTTTTTAAGAACCTCATACTTACCTTCAGTAAAGTAGTACATAGACTCTCCTTCTTTACGATCAAGGAATGAGACTCCCCCTCCGTCAAGAATCAAAGCAGCAGATTCATTAAATCCAGAACCGTAGAATGCACTACAGGCATGATAAAGGTGATGTTCCCACTCATAATGTATCTTACCAAAACTTAAATTATATTTTGATAGATCACGAATAATACTATCAATTAAATCTGAATCATTATCACAATGTTCACCTGCCTTGCCCCAAGATGCAAATATAATATGATCTAGGTGAGTAGTATAATTTTTAATGTCCCCTAAACACCTCTTTTCATCATGATATTTCCACTCTTCTTCCTTGTTACCACTATACCTATCATCTTCCATATAATATACCACCTCACCATCATGCAAGAGAGATATTGATGCATGATGTGATATATTGATTCCAAGAATATACATAATTAAATCTTTGTGACTACAGATCCAGGAGCTTTAGATGCTTTGTTAAGGATCTCATTCCATTCTGGTTTCTGTTTAATCAAACGATCTTTCCATTCACCAACTTCAAGTCCCAATAATGGGGCGTTG